TATAGATGCTGGGTTATCAGTTGTAAATAATAAGTTTCCGTCATTAAGCAACGTAGAAATAGTAACTCCGTCGTTGTGTGTCCACGTATAAGGACTTATAGTGTTACTGCCATCAAACAAACTAACTACATCGTCTCTTAATCCTATGCCGCTACCGCCATCAAACAATACATCACCCGTAACAGGGCTTCCGCTTATCGTGCCGCCCAATGGTATGCCACCATTTTCTGCTACATAATCCTTAACCCACCCTGTTTGAGGGTATATTTTTCGGTCTGTGCCATCGTTGTTTGCTGAATAGTCTTGCCCTGCAGTTAAACCTTTTGACGTAGGGTCATTACTGCCTACTGAAAAGGTATTCGAATCATCTAAGCTAAACTGAGTTGTATATGTACCGTCATAACTTGTTATAACACCGTTAGCACCTATAGATGTGTAAGCCCCTCCTGTATTATCAAGTCTAATTTGCAAGGCATCATCGTATATTCCTAAACTATAATTATCAGGGTATTCAATTACACCCGTAACAGGATTACCCGTATTTGTCCCTGTAATTGGTATAAAGTTAGCAGGGTCAGGGATCTCTAAATCTGCATTACCATCATAATCAAATAAAACAGGCGTATCTCCATTAACTGAAATTGACCGGCCAATGTTTTTAGTATTGAATACGAATTCTTCGTTATCAGATGTAATAGTCATACCATCATGATATGCAAAATCTGCATGGTTAGAAGTCAAGCTACCCCCTAATCGTAAATGATGTTCTCCTGTTAAATAAATATCATCATCAGCGGTGTTATCAGTTGCTAACACGCTTGGCAAGCCCTGAACCCCTCCGCTTCCTAAATTTACCCATGTTGTACCATTGTGGTATTGGAATAAATTAGTAACGGAATTTACCCTAACCCTGCCTTTTTGTGGTAATCCTGTATACAAAGCATTATTTGATTGTACAGGCACAATAAGACAGCTATCTATCCTAACGCCTCCTAAATATTTAAACGCCCTGTTAGCAGCCCCCTGCGTTGTTATAATAGGGTCTTGTGCTAATGCAAAAAAGCTAACAAATAATGTTAGCATTAATAAAATGTTTTTTTTCATCTTAAATATAATTTTAGTTTGTAAAAAATATAGTCAATGATTCACCTGCCAAAACCTCAAAATCAAAACTACCAAGTTCCGGGTTATAATTTTCTATTTCCTGATTTGGCGAATTGGCAACGACAACTAAATCTATAGAACTTTTACCTATCAGTAAATCGCTTTGTACTGTGTCTGAATTTTCAGGAACTACTAAGGTTATAAAACCCGTATCGCTTTGGCTTTCCTGTATATTTGATGTAAAGTAAGACATTGCAGCGAATACGGTTAACAACTGTGTTAATGTAGTGCATCCGTAATTATTAACTAAATCAGCCAATTTGAAACTTAATTCTTTTTTGTGCAAATCAACGACAATACTATCATTGTCGATAAATAAATTTGCCTGTGATATTGATGTGGTTTCAATATTTGGGTTTTCATCATACGTAACCTGAACAATTGTTACGTCGTTTACCTTTGTTAAAATAACTCTTTTTGCCATTCTTCTTTTTAATTTATGGTTGTGTATAAAAAACTAATAATTCATCGTCTACTTCAACAGGGAAATTTAATACCTCTCCCCCCGCGCTGTTAAAATCTATTGCCTCTTTCATTGTTACACCTGCAACGCTTGTTATTATCGCGCTTACCTGTATAGCCCCTACCAAATCATCATCCTGAAAACCATCCCCCGCTGTTGTTATCTTAATGTATTTATTAAGCCGCCCGGATATTTCTAAACTGCCAGGCTCTACCGCACCTAAATATACCCAATCTACATTTGAAGTTGATGGAGTTGAATTTATACCTGTGGCATTACTCCAATAAGCCCCATTGTATATAACAACTTGTTTTACCCTATATCTCTGTTTGGCTTCCCACGGGGTTGCCATTGTTGTCAACTGTGCTAATGGTTGCATCTTTTATATGTGTTTTATTTATTATTCCTTGCTCTTCCTGTCTCTCTTCGTAGTTTTCTCGCCAATCTCCATAACCTAATTGTTCCGTTGCCTGCTCTAAACTCATTAGCGGCTCTTCTCCAAGCGTTTTATCCCCTAAAGCAGACCTTATAGCCTTAACTTCTTTAAGCGGGTCTATATGAGGCATTTTCTTACCTACAAAACGGCATCCTGAATATGCCTCTATCAACATGAAATCCCCAGTTATCATAGCCTTTAAAAACCCCTCCAAATTTATCTTATTTCGCAACACCTCGGTATACAAAAATATATTATAAATTGGCTTGTAAAACTGTTTTGAAATATCATCTACATCAATATCGACTATATAACCAAAGCCGTTTATTGCTGCCCTCGATGCTGAATAGTTAGAATTGTATGATTGTAAAGCAACTTCATAAGGTACTCCCATTGATGCACATATATTCTTAAAGTTGGCTTCAAAGAACTCTCCGTAATTGCTTTCTATATCTGTATTGAAAGATTTAAGGCTTGCGCCAGGAGGCAAGTTAGTAACTGTTCCTGACACGGAAATTGCTAAACGATTTGCAACGCTGTCTGATAAACCAAAAGAATCAGTTTCAGTACCATCGGCATTTGGCTTTGTAAATTTAGCCTTTATTATATCTTGAAATGGGTTATCCCCTGTTGAATAATCAGCATGTTCAATAGCCATTACATGATTTGCTGCCTGTTCGGCCTTGCTTATTGCAGCCTCGGTGTATCGGTCTATCTTATTTACTTTTTCAAGTATGGGAGAAATAACAGGTACGCCTCTTTTATGGTCGGGGCTTAACTTATCCCCGTAAACCATCCATGCTAAACGTAACCCCGTTTTTTCGCCCTTAGCTACTATCATTTCAAATTCATCAATTAAGGCATCTTTAGAGCGTTTTTTTACATGGTAGGCTACATGTTCCCCACGTTCATTAAATTCTATGCCATTCTCAATGTAATTACCGTTTGGTAATGGGTCAATCATGTATTCAAGAGGCGTACAAACAAACTCACCTGAAATCAATTGAATGTTTGGATATCCGTTTTCAATCCTTACTACTACCAGCATATCCCCGCCCACATCGGCACCCATTTTGCAATCCCAGGCTATACCGTGTAAGCTTTGCTCTTTGGAATAATCACAGTTAACGCTGCCAAAATACGTTTTAAAACGGCTCTCAACAAGGTTGTAAAAGTTTTCAGGTAGTACTATACCCTCTGCCTTTAATATTTCTTTGTTTGGCTCTGCTTCAAACTTTAACCCCGTACCAATTACCCATTGTAATTTTCTGTCAATTATTATTTTGACTATATCCGTTTTCACATACGCATCTAACGAACGAAGCCTTAAACGATAAAAGTCGGGAACATTATCAATGATAACTCCCAACTCCCCGCTTGTCTTTTCTCCATCCCAAATCTTCTTTATAACTGTCTGATGCCCCCCATAGGTTACAGCCCCATAACCCGTGAGTATTTCGCCTTTTGGTTCTAATGTTTTCACATCTGAAACGGCATCCTTTTTCTCTTTTCCAAAATTAAATAATCCCATAGTATTTATTTAGCACCCCCCACGCAGCGGCATTATGTTTCCTGATACCATCCTGAAAGTACGCCCATTAATTCGATTAGCATACAACTGTTTCATTTTTTCCAAAACCGCGATACCGGCAAAAACATCCTCCACCGTACGGTATTTTGTCCTTACAGTCATTTGCCCATCGTTAAGATTTACCTCATCATAGATAGCGCTGCCAACGGCATCTAATGTTTTAAGTATCAAAGCATCTATTATGCTATCTATGAGAACTATTCGCCCCGCTAAGTTTGGCGCACTCTCAACATACTGGCTTATCGTGTATATATTATTATCTACCATACAACTATATTTTTTATTCCCTACAAATTTAAACAAAAAAAAATACCACAAGCTACTATTATTCACTTGTGGTATTCCGGGCTGATGGTGTTTCCCACCGTTACCTAAAATTTTGGAAATTATACGTTTTTTGTTTGGTAATAATTAAACAGCCTCATGTATGTTTTGCTATTTCATGTTTTCTTTTGTTTCTATTATTTCGGGATGTCCATTTTTACCCATTATAACTTTTGTAAACACAAGAGTTTTGCCTTTTAAGGCTCCTACATCGGATTTAGACCTTAAAGGTTTTATTTCTAATAAAGGTTTAACGTTTTTTTCGTTTCCGTTAAAAAATTCATCTAAAGCATTTGGTTTATGACCTTTCATAATTTTACATTTTGCTTATAGCCTCACAATAAATATCCCATGTAAGGTTTTTGTTTTGAGCGTGGGAACGCCTTATTATATCTATGTAAATCTCTCGTGCTGCTATCGTGTAAACGGCAGTATCAAAAAAGTGATTCTTAACGTTACTATTTTTCTTTTCCCATGTAAATCCAATTGCTGCACCATTTTTATCGAATTTTTCAATCCTATGTTCGCCCTCGTAATGTAAGAAGTAGCTTTTAAACTGAAATTGTCCATCTTCTGAACGCGGAAAATTCATAAATCCGCTCGGCTGGTATCCATCCATACCAGTTTTTAACACCATGTTTTGGGCTAATATATCCTTAAGCTGGTTAACCTGCAATATATAAAGCTTGCCTAACTGTTCTAATGAACGCTTAATTACTGGCGTATCTCGGTTTATTTTCCTGTATTCGCCATCCGTGTAACCCCTAACCCCCACAACAACCCTATCTTTAAAACTTTCAACGAAAGAGTAAGCTAGTCGGGTGTATTGCGCTGTATCAATAACAGTAATGTCTATATCGTGGTAATCTCCACTTTGACCGGGGTAAGGCTTTTCAATTATTTTCTTTAAGTATGGCCATACTGAATTTTTTAAACCGTGAGTATATGTGTACTTTTCCCTCGAATGCTCATTAGCTAAATCTTCTTTGGTTTTCTGCCTTGACCTTTCAAAAGTTCCTATGCTTCCATGCTCTATACGATAAGTAACCCCTGTAGTTGTATGCGCTACTATCTCCCAATCTACCCGAACATCTTCGTTATTGGCATCCATGATTCCCCCTAAATCGACTGCCATTGTTATAAGGGCTATTTTTCCGTTATCATCCTGACCACACAACACATCGGGAATAACACCAACATTGTAGCTACCACGTATGTTCATCATCAATTCATTTGATCGCGGTGTAGTCCCTAAATCCTCCCATGTTTCGCCTAACTCGGTATTCTTGAATGACTTTAGTTTCTCAAAGTTTATAGGCTCATTTGGTGGACAACATTCTAACCACATCTTAACCAAATCAACCCAACTCGAAAACCCTGGCGGCAATACTAAAGAGTTTAATTGATAGCTTCGATAGTTTTTATCTTTTGGCTTTGCCGTTGGCATCCATTTACCAGTTAGGTTAAGGCTGTATTTATCTTTGTAATCAATCCTACATCCGCATATTTGGCATTCATAATGTACACTTTCCTCTATAAGCTCATTGCTATCGTTAAGCAAATATTTTATACCTCCAAACGTATCATCTTCTCGCTTAACGCTCCATAGTATCGGAATGTACTCCCTGCAATCAGGGCATTTCCAATGCCATTTCCTTTGATCGCCATCTAAATAAACATCTTCAACATTGGATTGTCCTTTAACTGTTGGTGTTGATATGTAGCAAATCTTTTTTGTAGAGCCGAATGATTTTGTCCTACCCTCCAAAAGTAACCGAGTGCTACCCTCTTTTTTATCGCTTCTCGGGGCTGCATCAAACTCATCCGCAATAACCACCCTTGCACTATGGAAACGTAGGTTAGAAGCCGCATATGTGCCGCATACTATACTACCGCCGGCAAACTCTTTATTGAAGTCTGTATCCCCTGATTTGTTATTCCTTTTCTTTTGAACATTTGTTTTAAGTAAATGCTGCAATCCTGAATTGAAAATAACGGGGTCAAGCCTTTTAGTAATCGTGTTTTTAACGAGGTCAACAGTTCCCGAAAAAAACATAGTAGGCATTGGTAACTCTGAAATAATCCAAGCCAATATACCAACTACTACACCCTGGGTAAAACCTGATTGAGAACACTTCATTACAGCGCACATTTCAACTGGGGATGTAGGGCTAAGGTTATCAATAATTTCGCGTGTGTAAGGCGAATAGCTATACTCAAACAATCCCGTTTTTCGGCTCTCACTTGAAAGGTAAACGTTTTTCTCTACCCAATCGCTCGGCTCTAACCTTACAGCCCTATAGCTAAATATTTTTTCGTGTATAGGGGCATAGGCTTTTTTAAATAGTTCTTTTAGCATTTTTAAGAAACTCTTTTTACTATGACACAGTTATTTTTATAGTCTTTTATTATACTAAATCGCATGTCTTTTGGATTGTAATATTTCGCTCTAATATAGCTTCTCAAGCTACTTAACCTGTCGTACTCGTTTTGAATACAACTGCCTGATTTAACTTCAAATATTTTAAAACTTCCTATTTCAATCGTTTCTAATTCCTCGCTCTTTTTCATTTCACTTCTTTAAATTCAGGTTTGTTCCATTGCTTAAAATATGCCTTTCCATCTTCAAACTTCCAAAATCCCGGCTCTCGTTCTTTATGCAATGGGGTTATTATCGTGTAGCAATCCCCATCAGGCAAATTTATAATTTTGTGTATCAAAGTTGCCGGCACAAAATGAGAAGTACCACACTCTCTTATTACATCCATAAAATTACCGTTTCGCCTGTCGTACAATCTTTCGATATAACTGCCCTGCAAAATATGAGTAGTAAACCCAAACGGATGATCGTGCGGATAACCTTTGTCCGGCTCTGTAAATTTATGTACCACCGCATCAAACGGAAAACCCTTTAAATGAAACTTTGTAAACTCATCGCTCATTTTTTCTTCAACTACTGATATATCCATAGTGTTATTTATTAAAGTAAATCGAAAAACAAATACAGGCTATCAAAGAAGCTATCAACCTTTGAGTTTGCATATCTTTTTTCTTAGCGCATTCAAAAGCAACACACTCATACCACGCCATAGTGAACAGAACTCCTAAACCAAATATAAATCCCATAATATTTTTTTTTATTAGTGGTAAGGACGGGAATCGAACCCGCATACAGGCATTACTTTATTTCTGGGCGTATCTCTTTATTCAACGCCATGCCAATACATCCCACACAGGGAGCGTGTCTACCATTCCACCACCTTACCGTTACCTAAAATTTATGTTGATCCTTTGAAAGTTTACACGCTGGTTTTTCTTTGCCCCGTTTCATAATGCCGTTATCCAAATAACACCCGCATTTCTTTTCTTCAAATTGTTTTTCAAACCCAACCTCAACGGTTACTATTTCGGGTTTTGATGGATAACGAAGCGTAACAATTGGGTCGTTTTCATTTGGCACATATCCAACCTCAAAAGGTTTTAGATACCCATCAATAAGCTTCTTTACATTTTCAAGTTCCGATTTTGGAACATTCCTGTTACTCAACAAAACTGTTTCCTCTCTGTATTTTTTAGGTCGCCCCGCATTTCTATCGTTTGCCATTTCTTTTTTGTTTTATAATGCTAAAAAATCTTTTATTTTATTGTTGATGTAATCAAACTCATCACTTAAATTTTCAAACTCAATGCCGATAACTACAGACATATTTCGCGCTACTATTTTTCGCCTTTCAATCAAAAGTTTTATTGCTGAAAAACTATCGAAATCTATTAAGCAGGCTTTTTGAATTTGCTCTAATCTATGGGATATTATGGAACTCATGTTGTTGTTTATTTAAAGGCTTTCGCTTTGGGTTAGTTAAGTTTATCAATATTGTGGTAGTGAACAGATTCTTTATTATCTATACTCCAGTTATTCATTAATGATTCATAAGCTTCTTTAGCTGTAACCGTGCCGTCTGACATAACACAGCCTAAACAAGATCCGTTTTTGTAAACATCTACAAATCCTTTTGTCTCACTTTTTTTAATTGATACTATCATAATATTCGTTTTTTATATCGGCGTTAACCGCTGGGGGTTAGTTTATCTAAAATAAAGACTCATAAATAAAGGCTTAAGCGCCTAAAGTTTATCTAAAACTATCAAACGTAGTCTTAAGTTTAGTTATATGATATGTTTTAGCTGCCATTACTTTTGTGGCGTTATCCATTAAGTCTTTGCGGGTGGTAATCTTATTGTAAGTTTCTAATTGCATACGGCTTACTTCTGCTAAAATTTCATTAAACCTACTTTCAAAGTCTACTTCTTTAACGCATAATTTTTTAGCAGCTAAAACTATCATGTCAAAATTAGCATCTAATACATTTTTTATTTCTGTAAGTATAGTTTTCATATTTCTATCTGTTTTAATTCTTTAGCAAATATAAAACATTTAATTAAATAAAAAACGTGAAATTAATTTTATTTTACAAAATATAATTAATTACTCTTTCGACAATTAATTTTATCGGTCGCGTTCTCCTACACCTCGGCTCTCTTGGTACTTCTCAATCTCGATGTCAATCTCATGCATTGCACTATCCTGGGCGCGCTTCATTGCTAAATCTAAACTTTTCCTTTGTTTTGCGGTTATATCTGCTATATCTTGCCTTGTGCCGCCCATTCTTTCAACGTAAACTGAATTAATATTGTCCAATTCAGCCTCAAAAGCCTTGACAATTGAATGACAGTTGATAATTAGAATGTTACTCACAATATTAACCGGCAAAAGATTACCCGCTTTCTTCTCTAACTCGTATTTTTTTAACTCTGCATTGCGCTCCTGGACTTCAACCTCTGCCATTTTCTTACGACGTTCCATGTTTTGAAAGAACTTATCCGATTCCGAAGCCTCTTTTAATACTGGCTTTTCTTTCGCTTCTCCATTTGTAACTCCTTTAATAGCTTTTACCGTAACAA